GTATAATGGGCCACATACCGATTGGTATCGATATCTTTAATTACAATGGCTTGTTTAGAACCATCGCCCATATTCTTACTGACAAAAGGAATCGGGTCAATACCAGCGATATATGTATGACCAGGCTCGGGGCTGTGCAAGAACTTCATTCTACTTCTCAAGTCTGGTCTACGCTCAAGATTTCCATTGACATCGTGATATAGTATAGCGCTGTCGATGGGCGGTCTAGCACCTAGAATAATTCTTTCTTGAGTATTCAGTTTGTCGATGATGTGCTTGGGCAAATTACCTTCTGCGCTGAATGAGAAGACCTCTTGAATATCCAATGGATACTGCTTGATGAATGAGTTCAAGAATGATTTGTCTTCAATCTTATCCAACTTCTCACGGGTCTTGAGAATCCATTCCGTAGCAGCTTTCTCATCGCTCCATCCATTGGGACAAAAGTTTAGAATCTTACCCGTCTCCTTACCTTCTTCGTCCAACTCGGGTGCCTCCATAATCCCTTTATTACCGGGGAGAAATAGAGTTAAGATATTCAAGTTCTCAGCATTGTTCCATAGATTCATGGCCAACTTCTGACCTACCGATGTAGATTCACCAGCACTACCACCAATGATGATGGGAGCAATCTTAACGAAGCCCGATTTCACACTCGCTTGAGCAGATTTGTATACTTGATCCGCCTTGGGGTGTAGCATTGATTCATCAATAAAGATATGGGCAGCACGATACGCCTCGAATGCTGTAGGTGTGTCTACAGTTTCCTTGGTTACAATCTGACTATCCAATCCAGAAACGGCTCCCGTGCTCTGATTCTTTTGTCCTAGGTGAAGATAACCTTGCTGACGTGTTGAGATAACACCAGGGCGAATGTAATCGTCTAGGTGATCGAATACAATCCTCGTTTTGTTCTTAAACAATTCCTCTAGACGCTGTTTATCTGCCGAGGTGATTAGAGATGTTGAACCTGGATGAGTTAACGCAATCCATACGGGAATGATTCCTCCAAAGACAAGAGATAAACCTACCTCACGCCTCTTGGTTATGAATAAATCGTTATTGGTTCTCTTGGCCTCTTCGTAGCCTTCGTAAATCAGTTCGTCTATATCTCGCCAAATCGGTCTTTTTTTGTAACCTCTGGCGTCTTTTACTGTGGCTTGGGTTAATGCAAAGTAGTGTGCTCCAGTCAAACCGAAGCGACCATTCCTCCAATAATCCAACTCTTGACCCCACCATAAATCCTTTTCCTTAGCCGTGGCTGTAGGAGATAGACCATGCTTGGACCACCACTCGTCATAGACAAACTTACTCTTTTTCATTTTTTACCTGAGACCCGATCCATAAAGGATACATTGTCTTCAATTACATCTTCCTCTGGATAAGCCTCTAACTTAGCCAACTTAAGACTTTTGTTGATTTTATCTCCCGCTTGTAGAAGTTGAAACAAACCCTTCTGATACGCATCATCAAGGTCTAGAGTTTTTTCTTTCACGGCCGTCATCAACTGCTTGGATGCTGATACCAGAGTTGCATAGAAATCTTTAGCGGGATCGAAATCCTGCAATTGCAACCTCTCTATCGCATCGACCTCAGAAAGTTTATTTTCTTTTAGGAACTTGGAGATTTTTTCTAAGCTCATTAATTTTTTTCTTCTGCTCTTCAATCTCCTTCTGAGCCTTGTTAGACTCAATAGGATTGTTGACTGCCGTGTAATACTCACACCACGAGATTAACTTCTGGAGTTCTTTGATTTCCTCCTCAATTACTTGTTTACTGCTTTTAGCCATGTTATTAAATCAAAATTAGATAAATCTCCTTCTTGTATGTCTTCACCCATAGACATCTGCAAACGAACCACATTACCTAAGGCAAGTAGTTGTTGTTTGGTCGCTGTGCTAGTGAAGACGTAATCATCAGTAACGCCTCCGATTAGCGCAATATGAATCTCTTGTCCTGGACAATAGTTAATGGCGTGTAAATACCCTTCGCTAGTAATGCAGTGTGTCAGTATTGGTTCTCTATTGAGTCCACCAACATGATATTTCTCATTGGACAATCGCACCTTAGCCTTTTCATGGGCGCAAACCTCGGAAGGTTTCAAATCAGTTTTGCTGTATGTCCAATATATTTTCATAATTTGCTGAAGGAGGACGATACTTGATCATCTTTGTATTCTTGAACTGCACTAGGGTGTACAAATTCTTTTGGTACTTCTTGAACATATTGTTCAATCATTCTGTTCAAATACCATTGAGCTTTCTTCAAGTCTTCTACACCACCTTTTGATTCTGCTCTCCATATGTATTTGATTACATTGGCGGTACATACGGCATCCAACCCTTTTTTGTTAATGGTGGCTGCTTCAATGGCATCGATACACTCGACTTTACCTTGCTTGTAATGTGAAGGGTTTACGTTATCTTTCATCTATAAATTCGTTTGCTGGAACAAATATACACAATTCTTTCGGAACTCTATAAAATTCATCTGTTCCTTTTCTTTGTGCAGTATTGATATATAATTTCTCTTTGTACTTTTCATCAAAGATTACATCTGATCTGCACAATAATGCTGCTCGGGTTTCAGAGCATATAATCACATACCAAAAGGTATCTTCTTTCCACTTCGCCTTTCTGTTGAGGAAGGAGACCGTCTTAAACGCAAAGTCATCCATACAAGTCCATGGTCTTTTGCTCTTCATCTCCACCTCCCACTTGTATTCTATTCCATCTTTTTCTGAGACCAAATCTATACCATATTTGTCACGATTATTCGAAACATTGTGACACTTTTTTTCTAGAAAAGCAGTAAGCAATTGCTTACCTATCCCATCGTTTTCGTCAAAAGATTGCTGATTGAATTTCATCTACGCAAATATAATGCGATAAATATACCACCTATAAACGAAATAACAACATACCACCAATTAATCTTTTCGATATATGCAATTCTTCCGGGTACTTTCACTTCATAAGCAATAGTATCGTGAAAGGTTAGTGTATCGGGCTTAACTGTAATACCAAAAACATCACCTTTCTTATAGATAATTAACTTTTGGGTTTCAATAAAAGTATCACATAAAATAATAAAGGAATCCTTGTACTCAGGAACGAGCACTTTAGTCTCTTTGATGAGAGTATCTTTTATGATTACCGTATCAGTCTCGACCAAATGCGGATATTTGCGTATCAAACGGTCATATTTTTGTTTTGGGGTCCCGCATGAGAACAGCGTAATACACATTACCGTAATGGCGGTTGCGATATTTTTCATAGTACAAATGTAAGATATAAACCTATAGGTTTACTATAAACTATAAATTATTAACCTATAAGTAAAAAGGGCAGCTAATGCCACCCCTTAAACCCTAAACTAAATAAAACATGAAACAGTACAAATATACACTTTTTGTGATTTTTTCACAATTTAATGTGCAATTTGTGCCATTTTAGCTCATTTAACCATTAAAATGTGCAATTATGGTGCAATAATGATGGCTTTATCGCTCATTAAGAAATTTCACAGGCCCCGCCAGCGCAAGCTGCTTCGCCCATTAGGTTTGTGTTGTCGTTAATTTCTACAATATTTGCGACATTAATCTTACTCAAACCCTTTGATAACTCTAGGTATGTAACCTCATCAGTATCCTCGAATGGAGTCTGTTTGTACGAACCTAAATTCTCTGGCATGAAAGACAAACCATTGTAGTGATTCTGATTCTCCCATAACCATTCTCCAACGATTCCCCATTCATTTGGTTTCATTGTTACACTGGCTGAAACGTTGTGCGTATTCTCACCATAGACGTGGCCAGGTTTAATCCATTTCTCGTGTAACAACTTCACCCTTTCCAAGAACTGAATTGCGCTCTCAGAGTGCCTAGTAATCGATCCTTTAGGAGCAGCGATTGGAACACATACATAAGCCTCGGCAGAAGTGTAGATGCTATCCTCCAACAACTCAGGGTGATTGATTGACAGGTAAGTGTAAAGTGCCTCAGTCTTACCTACTTTCATTCTGCGAATGTAGTAATCTGAGTGCCAAGTGTGAACACCAGACGAGCATCCCAAAACGATTGATGAGGTTCCTGATGGTTTGATTGTGGTGATACGAGCAGAAGGATTGATTCCAATCTCATCGGCAGTACTTCTATTGACT